AATGGCTAAACAAAAGGGGATAAATCCGGATTTAGAGGACTCTATAGCTGTACTTTTAAAACAAGTGATGGCAGATGAATCAGCTTCTTTAACGGATAAATGTAAGGTTTTGGATAGAGCAATCAATGTTGAAAAGCTCAAACAAAAGATCAGTGACGATGAATGGGGTGCAGGATTTATTGCCACCGAGGAAGAAGATAGTTAGAATATAGTATTAAAATAAGGGGATAATATGGATACAATAGCAATTGTGCGTTTGGCTTTGAACGTTATATCAGAGCGTTTATTAACAATCATAGCTTTAGGAATGTCATTTGGTTTGGCTTGTTGGGTGATGAAAGACCCAGATATATTAAGACTAGGCACAATGGCTTTTTTTGCAATATTTAGTTTTTTATTATTAAAGACTAGGAAAAGAGAAAATTATGAAACAGAATCAAAGACCACCACAAGTCAATCAGCAAATAGCTAAATCTGTTCGCCCACAACTTCCAAGAGATGGAAGTATTGGCGGTACTAATTATCATATTAATGGTAAATTACCAGCAGGTTTTACTTCCGTATGGCGATTTGACGGTGTAACAGACACTAAAAATTCAGCTACTACAAAACCTGAAAAAAACTGCAAGGTTTGCTAAATGGCTAATAATATTGCTTTTCAACCTATGGGTAAGACAGTAAAGGTAACTGTAACAGGTGCGGCTAATACGCAATCAAACGTATTTACTATCACTTCTGACAGCCCTGTTAATCAATACTATATTTCAAATGCAGATACAAATGCCGCTGTATACGTATGGATTAATCCTACTAGCTCATTTAATGTAGCTTTACCAGATAACGGACCAGGTTATGTTATTTCATTACCTCCATACGCTTACAAAGTTATTTCAGGACCACAAGTAAGCCCTACAGGAAATGTGTACGCTAAAGTGATTGGTGACGCAGCAAATGCTTCAGTTTATATAACTCCAGGAGAAGGACTATGAAAACTAAATTAATTCAATTATTAGATTTTTTAAAAACAGCAGCAATCTATTCTTTTAAAATTGCTTTAAGAGTGATTAAAGTCATTGTAGAAGAATCTATTGTTGTTTTACAAAAGCTAGATACCTTACTTACAAACAATGTTGCTTGATGCCATTATTGGTGCTGTAAGTACCGTATTAGATAGAGTTATTCCAGATGTTAACGCTAGACAACAAGCTAAAGATGAGCTTGCTAAAGCAGTGTTACAAGATGACTTTCAGCTTGCTTTGGCACAAGTGCAAACTAATGAAGCAGAAGCTCAATCAGATAACATTTTTAAGTCTGGATGGAGACCTGGTATTGGCTGGATTTGCGGTATCGCTTTTTCATTGCATTTTGTTATATTCCCTATTCTTAATTGGTTTTTAATTTTATTTCATCAAACACCTATTACGATTCCATTTGATATGAATACTTTATTAACTGTATTAGGTGGTTTGTTAGGTATTGGTGGTTTAAGAACGATTGAAAAAATTAAAGGTGTTGCATGACAAAAATTACAGATCACTTTACATTAGAAGAAATGTACGCTTCTGAAATTGCTGATCGTAACAACATTGACAACATTCCTAAAGATCCAACAATATTAAAAAACTTATACTTTTTAGCGACACAACTAGAACTTGTTAGAAGCCTTCTTAATTCTCCTGTACATATTAATAGCGCTTATCGCTGCCTCGGCGTTAATAACTTATTGGGCAGTAAGCCAACCTCGGCACACGTACAAGGACTTGCGGCAGATATTATTTGTCCGGCTTTCGGTAATCCTCGTGCTATTATTAATGCTATTATTGGGAGTCATATTCAGTACGATCAAGTTATCTTGGAGTATGATAGATGGTGTCACATCGGCTTTCAGCCACAAGGTGAACAACAAAGATTACAACAATTAATCATAGACAAATCAGGAACTAGAAATTATGGCTAAAGATACTAAAAGAAAAAATTGGGAAAAAACAGTAGGCGAATCTGAACCAGATATGTCTTACAGAACTCCTAAAAAAACTACAAAAAGAACATCTCGTAAATCTAAAAGATAATGACTAAAAAAAAAGTTAGATTATCTGTAGGTCGTGGTGAGAAGAAATCTGTTAAAGCAGGTGCAGGACTCACTGCTAAAGGTCGTGCTAAATACAATAAAGCGACTGGCTCTAAATTAAAAGCACCTACAAAAGATCCTAAAAACCCTAGGCATAAATCTTTCTGTGCTAGAAGTAAAAGCTGGAAAGGTGAACGTGGTAAGGCAGCTAGACGTAGATGGGGGTGTAGCAGATGAAGCCCGGATTATATGCAAATATTCATGCCAAACGTGAACGTATTAGAAAAGGCAGTGGGGAGAAAATGAGAAAGCCCGGAAGTAAAGGCGCTCCTACAAACAAAGCCTTTCGCAAAGCAGCCAAGACAGCTCGCAAATCAAAGCGTAGATAATGCTCAAGAAGGTATGCACCAAATGTAAAATACAAAAGGGTGTGTATCTTTTCTATCGTTATAAAGGCGGTTATCACTCGTGGTGTAAAGATTGTTTTAATGTAGCTTCAAACAAATCAAAAGAAAACAATTACAAAACTTTTGAAAAACGTGCTGCAGTCATCATGGCATCTTGCCGACAATCATCTAAACGCAGAAATCATATATTAGAAATAGAAAAGCAAGACCTCATAAACCTTTGGTATAAACAAAAAGGTGTTTGTTATTACACTGGATGGAAAATGAAATTAGAACCAAGTCAGCCAGAGTCTGTTAGCGTTGAGCGTTTAGACTCTAGCATTGGTTATATTAAAAAGAACATTGTGCTTTGTTGCACGGTAGTTAATTCTATGAAATCACATTACTCTAAAGACTTATTCCTTAAAGTGTGTCGTGCAGTGACTCAAGGTGCAGGTATTAAACGACCTTCAAAAGCATAAGTACCATTGTGTGTAAGTTGCGCCCATGGTGCAGCCCAAACTTTACCACCGGCTTTACGCCAGATATAACAGAAATGATAATCTTCTGATAACAAACGTTCTGTTTCAGGTTCAATACTTGTTGCAAAGAACTCTTTAATTTCTTCTTGACCTGTCATCGTGTTACCTAAATCATGCACATCATTCTTATATGTAGGAACTAATGGTGATAGTTTTTCAAAAACTTCACGTTTGATTAAAAGAAAGCCTGTGCCTGCATTATAAATCTCGCATGGCTCATTGACTGGTACGGTCACTTCTCCTGCATAACCTACAAGATTGACTACAAAAGAACCGGTATGATGTTTTAAATCTTTAAAGTCAACGCCATTATCCATAGCTCGTTTAACGCTAGACCAATTGATTTCTTTTTTAGGATAGATACCACCAATGACTTCTTTATCTGCTTGCACCATTTTAATGACATCAGCAGGATTAAAGCCAATGTCTGAATCAATAAAGAATAAGTGTGTTGCGTCTGTCTTTAGAAAAGCGTTTACAAGTGCGTTTCTTGCTCGTGTAATGAGAGATTCATTAAACATAAAACTAAACATTGAAGTGATATTATTATCTCTAAAATGATTGTTGAGTTGTAATACTGATTGTGTATAGTAGCCAAAACATTGACCTCCATACATGGGTGTTGCTACAAAAATCTTTGGACTAGCCATACGATCCCCTTAATTAAATTTCCAAAAAAATAAAGAATTGCAAAGATTACAATTCCGTCTACGATTGATTGTAATTTCATAATAAGTGCCGGTTACCTAGAAAGCTACCGGCAAAGCTACCTAACTGTTCACCATCGGCAAACTCGCATCTAGGCTTGCGGAGGGTGTATCTTTTTCTATAAAGACGGTGCAGCCACCACCTTTTTTCATAGAACCTCTGCTAATGATAAGCAATGTCACTTGTTTATCATCATCAATAATGCCTGCGCCTTCAAGCGAATCTAATACCGCTTTAGCACAATTATCTATATCCATAAGCAGTTTAGAACGTGGATGTAATAAAATGCCTACAATGACATCGTATGCACCAAGTTTAGGAATCTTGTGCTGCAAACAATAAATGCGTACAGCTTCCTTAAACTCTTGTCCACGTTTAGAGATATAACGTCTGTGTCCAGATGTCATCCAATAATTGTTGACACTGGGTGGATAAGGTAATTGTAACTTAATTAATGACATTAGAAAGGTACATCCTCGTCATGTGACGTATTGACTTCACGAGGATATTGTTGTTGGTTAGCAGGTTTAAATGTATCTTCTGCCAAACTAATTAAATGACCTTTAGGAGTCTTTTTAGTCCAACCCGCAATCTTAACTGGAGTGCCATCAGAAAGTGTTAATGTACCTTTCCAATCTGGATGTTTCTCTGAAGTCTTTTTGTCGTTCATAAATAGAACGCCTTTTCCTGCTTGTTGAATGTGTTGGTTACTCATGGTCTGCCTTTCTAATAATTGAAGTTAATCTAGTAAATTTAACGCTTGTTTGAGGATCAAAGCCTTTAATGAACATTAAGTTAACTTCTCTTAATGCTTCGTATTTAGCTTGTTTCTCCTCTGTTGTGTATTTAGAGCTATCGTAAATCTTGCGAACAATATCTACAAAGCCATCAATCCACTGATCTTTAGTATCAAAGTAATCATAAGGTGTGTCTTGATTAGGTACACGTAATGCGAATTGACCTGTTGTGGGTGGTGCTTCAAAAGGTAAATCGTCTTTCATGTCATCAAATGCACCTTTACTTAATGATGCTGATTGAGAGATAGAATTGACTGCAGGTGTTACATCCTTTTCTACCGGTGTGAAGTCTGCGACTTCTTCCGGGCTATAGAATCCAGTAACTGATCCTGGGAAAACTGATCTAATTCCTTCAGAAATGCAGCGTGATCGTAGCATAGCCCTTGGGAATTTTTGCCAGCCTGATCCCGGTTTAACAAGACCGATTTTAATCGCTTGCTCAATTGTCCAAGTAACGTCAAGTTCTCCGCCATTTGGGTGTTTAAATGTTCCCGTAACTTTCTCATCTGTGTAATCCTTCCATTGAACAGAACCACCTGCGTTTTGAAAACGAGCCAACATTGCATCTGCTTTTAATGCCGGTCTCCCTTGTATGATATGAAAGTCTCTAGCAGCCGTAGCAGGATGTAATCCTTCTGCTTGTGCTACCGCCATGAGTGCTAACACACTGGCTTTATCTTTCATACCAAATAAACCAGATTGTGCGATTGCACTTGCCATCTGATCCATTTCTTGAAACGGAACTACGTTACTCATGTTTATCTCCCCTTGTTAAGTTTTGTTTTAATTTATTGCAATACCAAATAATTTTGTCTGCATCATCAATGGTATTTCCTTTTAATCCAAGTCTTAATGCGTACGCTCTAATCGTACCAATAAGATAACCTTGAAATTCTAATGGTGTTGCTTTAGCTTTAATCACATCAATGGCTTCTATACCGCCTTTGGTGTAGTGTAACGGATGATTAATTAAATCGTCTTTCATGATATAAACCCCTTTATTGTGTCAATGATTGAACAAACAGCCATAATCCAAAACGCTATTTCCATGCGGTGTTGTGAGATTAATTTCATTTGATTAAAAACCTCCTGCTGCCAGGCATATCAATAATGAATTGATCGTAAACATCTGGCATAGCTGATTTAAATAAGTCAGAACTAAAGCGTTTAGTAGGTTTACTATTTTTCCATGTCACTAATGTGTGTCCACTCATATCTCTGATTTCAGAATTTTCACCCATCGCATTACGGATTTGTAATTCCACTTCTTCTTTCATAGTCTCTAGTTCTTTAACTTTTAAGTTTAAAGATTTAAGTTGTTCAATCGCATATTCCATTTGACGAGTAGCTGTCACTACACCATCGTGTCCTTCTGGAAATACCAATTTAGAGGCTTCAATTGAATCAGGTGTTGGTAAAGTATTAGCCATGACATGACCCCAATGACCCGCCATCTCTTTAATCAATTCCTCTTTATGTTGTTCAGTGACATCATAGATATAGTATTTAAACTCATTACCACCAAAGAGTACTGCAAAACATATTTTGTCTAATTGATGCACTGCACACTCATGTACGAGTTGCGCCCAGTCTGCTGATGGTATACGACCTGTTTCAAAGTCATATTTGTTTCTGGTTGCTGCATTGTAATTCTTTGCCTCAACCAAAATTTTTCCGTCTGCCGTGATACCATCAAAGTGACAGCGTAACCATTGTTCTTTAGGATGTGTAAGCATATAGTCTGCGTCTTTCACTTCTTGCTTTAATGCGTCTTGTGCAAGGCGTAAAATAATAGGTTGCATAACATGACCCATTTGTACGGCTTCAATGTGTGATAAGTCAGGTATAGGTGTCTTACCTTGTTTTTGTAAAATAACCTCTACTGCTTTACCATTAACTGCTCGTCTTGTGTCTGATGCCCACCATGCAGAGTTTCTAATCTCTGGCTCAAAGTCGTTACGATCATTCGCCATCATCATCCCCTTGATATTTATTTAATAAGTCTATTAATTCTTTTTTATCTTTTATAAATTTTTCAGAACCATCTTCTGGTAAAGAATTTATATATTCTTTAAAAATATCGTTTGCATGGATAATACCCAAATTAGCAATAGCTTCTATTAAAGATGAACTTCCCGTACACGCATCATAAGATAAAGAATTTTTTTCAAATGAAGTAGGATCGTCTATGCTTATATTAGACATTATTCTTGAAAGATGCTTTAAATGGTCAAAAACCTCATACAAGGATCGCCAATATATCCAAGATATATTTTTATTATCTTCCATGATTGACCTCCACTCTTGAATAAGCCTCACGATTGCGTTGCTTTTCTTTCCACTGATTGACTGCACGTGTTGTAAAGGCTTCTGGATGCGTTTTAAAAAGGTTATCAATCACCTCGTTAATATCATCTAAATGAAGTTGTTGTGATGTGTATGGAAGTCTTGCGAACTCCGTACCGGTAAGACCTGATGCTGCTCTACGTAATTGAGTACGTTCGTTTTCCGTTAGTTGAATCATCTAATATCCCCTCTAGTTGTTGTTTAAATTCTACTACATTACTTGCTTGATTGAGTTTTGAATTTTCAATCTCGTACAAGTCTGCTTTTGTTTCAAAGTACGTGCCGTCTGTACGAAAACGTTTAGTACCCTTCTCATACTTATTAGCTTCATCAAAGAATCTGACTTTACTAATCCATCCACAAATAGTAAGTTGATCTGTATTTTTGTTTAAACTGCAAAAAATATACCGATCCACCTTATAATTTGCTTGTAACGCAATTAAATTGTTCACGTAATGATCTAATGGGTCTGTCGTTCTGCCCATAGTTTTAACATCATACGTATACTTATTTATTTCTAAATCCACTCCGCCATCAAAACCATTCTCGTACACCATTAATGGTTTATGAAATATATCTAATAATGTTTGTTGTCCTATTAAACCAGTTAATTGTTCATCAGGGCTGCCATTGGCTTGATCTCTCTTACCAAAGTTAGCTCTGCGTAATAAGTATTTGCAATACTCTACAATATCTGCTTTAACTAGAACGCTAAACATTAGTGTCTCGTTAAAATGTTAACCAATGCTAACAAGTGATTGACTTGCGCCCTTAAAGACTTATTCTCATTCAATAATGATTCCATGTCTTTAACTGCCATTGTCACTAATTGATCTTGTTTAGTAATGGTTTCTACTAATTTCTTTTCTGATGCGTTAAGTTTCTTTTTAGTTGACATGATTTTCTCCTGATTAAAATGGGGCTTCAAAGACACCTTCATAATGTCCTTCATACCAATTATTTGGATAAGTGTCTGTAATGGGATCAAAGAATTTACCGGCTTGTCCACAGCTATCTATAAAGTTATAGTTGCGTTCAAAGGTAGCTAATTTGTATTTGGGTTTTCCGGTGACCAAATCAATGGTCTGGGTGCGTAAACAATGATCTTGCTTACTATCAAAGTGTTTACAATTGATGCAATACTCACTCATATTAAATCTCCAGTTAGGTTAATAGGTAGAGATACATTACATGATTATTTAAATTAATGCAAACTATTTTTTACATTTGCCTGTAAATTAAGATAATTGAATTATTACTGGCAAATCATAGTAAATTATATGTTACTAATTTTCATTCAAGTAATTGAATTATATAAAAAGAATGAAAACAATGTGCATGAAATTTTAATAACTCATTAGGGGTCTTTAATGAAAATACAGATTATTTTGTCTATAAAAATGTGCAATATATTACACACAAGTCATATTGCTTGTATTTAAATAAAGGAAAACATCATGTGGAATAAACCAGAAGTAACTGAAATGAGATTCGGTTTTGAAGTAACTATGTACGTAATGAACAAATAATTAATCGTAAAAAAGTAATATATGCGTACGTTTTTACGTACGTATTAGGTTGTGGATAACCTGTGGATAACCTGTGGATAACTTCATGGGTTATTTTACATAATACCCATATATATATATTACTAATATATATATATTATTAATATATCGTATAGTATACGTACTATATTAGTACGTATAAGTATATAGGGAATATACTACTACTATATTTTAAATGATTTATTATATACGTACGAATATAATATAGTTAGAATATATATATATGGTAAGGTATTAAAATTAAAAGATCGTGGCTTCTAGATACCTTAAAATGCGTTTAAACTATATCTTTTTGTTATCTAGTCCGTACACTTTAGCAACCTTATAAACAAGCCTATAAAAATCTTTAGAATGTTCGTCATAGTTTTTATATCCAAGTGAGTAGTACATGGTTAAATGTATCATCTCATGCAGCAAGGTTTCTTTAACATCGTTAAAGGTAATACATAAAGTTTTTGATATACATATTCTCATGGGTTCAACATCAAACAATCCCATAAATTCATCCGAGGCTATCACTTTAAATTGGATATGCCTAGGATGTGGTAGTTGGTATTTGTCAAAGGGGTGAATGTTCTTATAACCTAAATACAATGCACGGATATATTTAGGCTTTAAGATTATCATGATTAGTAAAACGTTAGTGTTCCAATTTTTTCTTTTGGTTTAAAGTTCCAGGGGTTATGAATACGATCATCATGAAAATGATGATAGTCTTTAATATAATACTTTTTTCTAATCAAATCCAAGGCAATCAACTTATTTTCTAAAAACTGTTTTTGATTGGGTTCTTTAGCTTTGCCTTGTTGGATGAGTGTTATATATTCATAACGATGGGGTTTGTAGACTTCATCACAAATCTTATCTATAGACTTGGCTGAATTAATGACTACAGAACCCACAGCTATTTTTTGAGATAATGTTTGAGCTTCACCATGCAAAACATAAGCAAGACAAGCCACAGATAGTTCTAACATAAAAACCTCCTACATATTTTTTAACCAGGTGTCATAAATTCTTGTAGCAATTTGAGCCACCATAATTGGGGGTACTGACATTCCAATAATATAATGGGGTTTATTGTTCAAAAAATTATAATCAAGAGGAAATGAGCCAATTTTACAAGCCTCATTTTTACTTGTATACCTGGGAGAGTCAAATAATACTAGCGCATCTTCATGAGATGTCAATGTACTTGGGGTCTTATTTACATATAAATAACTTTGAGAAAAATACTTTTGTTTACCTTGAATACGCATACAAGCAGCTTCCATGGAAGAATCTCCATGCTCTCTACCTTCCCAAATTACTTTCATATTTGGGCTTAATTCTCTACCCATTTCATCTTTAAATTCTCCAAATGTAATTGGGGTCTCATTAAAATCTAAATTTATCTTTGGGGTCACTAAAAACATATCTAATTGCTCGAGAAAGGGGGCTGCAAGATCTTTTCTAATAGCTAGAAAAAAGACCCTTTCCCTTCTTTGAGGCACACCCATGCGAGAAGAATCAAGTAGCCAATGTTTTACATAGTACCCAGCTTTTTCAAATTCTTCATAAATTTTAAGTACATAAGTTTTTGCATTGCCTAAAAGTAAACCCTTCACATTTTCGGCTACAACTATTTTAGGTTGTAACTTTTTAGCTAGATCAATAAAATCAAAAAAAAGAGTGTCCAATACTTGCTCTTGCTGACCCTCTCTAAATTTCTTTTCTACTCCCCATTTTTCTTCTCTATCTCCTGCCATTGAAAAACTAGAACATGGAGGAGATCCATCCAAAATATCTAAATTAAAAAGCTCCTGGGGTAAATCATCCCTTAACTTAAATGTTTGGATAGGTTCGAGAAAAGCATATTTAGGATTATGGTTAGTTTTATAGGCATCCATCATTTTGGGGTCAATTTCATTGACTCCAATAACATCAAACCCTGCTAATTTATAACCCATAGATGAACCACCTCCACAAGCAAAGCAAGAAAAGACCTTGCCTTTATCTTTTGTGAAAGTGGTATTTTTTAAATTCCAAATGTATGGGAATTTACTCACAATCCACACAAATTCTCTCTTGCTCTTTTGTGTGTTTTGCAAATTCAAGACAACACATCATAGCTAGTTGATTAGCTTCTTGAAGTGTAATCTTTCCTCCATCGTATTGAGTATAAATGTCATTGATTGACACATGAAGATCATCAAGTGAATAAACCTCTTGAGTTTTAGCCATAATTTAAGCTCCCATAGATAAAATTAAAAATATCCAACAATAAAGACTTATAAAACCTAAAATGCCATAAATAATGATTTTTAACATGATAAGCCCCCTTCCTTTTTAATTAATAATAAGTAGATTAATGATTGAATCCTAGCTTTATTAAGTAATTTTTTCATTATGCAGC